CAGCACAACCTCATTCAGGTTTTCACTATTCTTTCTCAGTCCAGAGAATGAATCTTTTATGGACTTAATTCCAGAACGAATATTAAGTAAACTTTTGGATGGTTTTACTGCTACTGCCATCTTATGTCACCACATTATAATTTACTTGTGAGTAGAGCACATAGAAATTATCTGGATTTGATGCTGATATTGATGGAACTTGATTTACGGGTCCGCCAGTAGGAGCGGCACCCGACCTTTGTTGTGCAGAAGACCCAACTCTTCTGTAAATTACATTTGGTGCGGGAGCGGGTGCTGGACCAACATTAACTTGAGTAGAAATCCTCTCAGTCTGTGCTGGTAGTGGTTTTATATTTACCTGAGTTGATTGAGATGAAACCTGTCTATTATCCTCTGGTGTTATATTAACTTCTCCATATTGTGGTGCCTGAGTGAAATCAATTGAATTTGCCTGTGCCTTTAGATCACTCATTTGCTGCTCAAATGGTTTATCGTTAATAGCAGTAGTTGGTTCAGATTTTGCAGATGATGGTATTACTGGGCTTTGTGGTTTTACTGCAGTAGTTGTTGTCTTTGTTGGTGCTGGAGAAGTTGCTGATGGTGTTTGTGGTTTATTATCAGTTCCGCCTGCTATTCTTGTTCCCTCAAGAGCCAATCTTCCAAGAGTTCCTGCCCAACCAAAAGGTCCAGGAAGCATTCCAATAGTATTTAAAGCACCTCCAAGAGGGTCTCCTCTAGAAAAATCATATAAAGCAGCACCTCCGGAAATAATTGCTCCTAATCCAGGAACAAATCTTCCTGCTGTTTTCGCAGTTGCCTTAGCGGCATCATCTGCAACAGCGGCACCAGCCCGAGCAGCTGGAGCAGCGGCACGAGCAGCATCATCAACAGAACCGGCAGCAGGAGTTGCAGGTGTTGGTGCTTTTGTTCCTTTTCCTGTTATTACTGCTGCTCCAGCCTTTGCTGTTGAAACTATTGCACTTCCAGCACTCTTCAAAAGAGCTCCAAGTGCTCCAAAAAATCTACCAATTGTATTCTTAAGCAACCATCCCCCAATTTTAAGAGATAGTCTTGTAATGGTTCCGGCAATGGCAAAAAATCCACCATTTAATAGGAATAAAGTTGCGGCACCAATTCCAAGAGCCTTTAGAACATTATCTCTAATTTCTATTAATTTTTTACCATTATCCTCAGATAATGCTTTAAGAGTTTCAATTCCTTGATTGGTTAACCATCCAAGCAATAATGTTCCAAAAAATTGTGCCAATCTACTCAAGATAGATTGTGTTTTTTGTGCAATTGCCCGAACTGGAGCAATTAATGCATTTTGTATTGCTTTTTCTAAAAGACTTTCTCTACCTGCTCTTAATCCTAATTCTGTTGCTCTTCTTTGCTCTTCGTTTTCTTTCTTTACACGATTCTGTTCTAGAACACTATCGGCATTGATTGCCTTTGCAACGTTATTTAAAGAAGAATTAAACCCAGTAACTTCACCCCTTAAACTTCCTACTAGTTCTTGAACTCCATTTACGGTTTGGGTCTGAATGAAGATTACTTTATTTAAATTAGCAACCTCAGAACTTAAGGTATTAACCTGCTGTTGTACGGAAGTTATTGATGATGATTGAGACTTTACAATTGCCAGAGTCTCTGGATCTGATTTTTTACTAATTGGAACAAGTGCTCCACCTCCACCAAAAATATTTGATGAAACTTTACTTCTTTTGAACAGTGCCTTTCTTTTTTCCGCAGACAAATAGGACCCTGATATAGGATCTACCCCACTTTGAGCTATTTGTGCTAAATCAGCCATTTGCTTGATTCTTTAGGTTTTCTTCTTCAATATAATTTTGTAGGAGAGTTATGTATATTTCCCTTTCCCAAGGAATCATATCTTCTAGTTCAGTCAAAGAGTATTTATGATGCTGCATCAGAGCAAAGTTTGTCTTATAGTATGACGCAAGATCAGTATGCGCCATACCTACACGAAAAAAGCTGAAAGACCCTCCAATACAACTTCACTTTCCACGCCAGTCTTTGGATTTTTAACTTTAATAGTATGAGAAAGTTTAGGCATAGTCTCAAAGAACTTTTCAACTTCTTTGAATTGCTTGGAACTTAACTGCTCTACGAATTCTAGCAGTTCTTTTTTAGTAGAATCACTTGCTGTCCAAGATTCTTCTTCCGAATAAATTTGATCAATACAGGATATAATTAAATCAAAAGTATCATCAACACTTACACCATCACCAGAATCAAAATTATTCTTAATGAATTCTGTCATAGATGGATATCTCATTCTCAAAGTCAGAGTATCATCTAACTTAATATCACGAGAATGTTTTGGATCAACCTCAACAGTAATTTCATCTAGATTAATACTCATCGGAACCTGAGTTGTTTCATCATCAGGACAAGTGATTAAAACATCAACAGTTTCTCCAACTGACTTACCTCTGATATTGAGAAACAAATACTCAATATCAAATGTGGATAAGTCTTCTACTTTAACACCTTTGCTTAAAATGCAATTTGAAATAACATTCTTAACTGCATTTGCAATTTGCTTAGAATCTTCACTTTCCAAGGCAATAATCAGAATTTTTTCTTCTTTAACCAGAAATGGTCTATATCTAATTTTCTTTTTTAATGATGGAATTTCCAACTCATAAATTGGAGTTGCAATCTTTGGTAAAGGCATAATATCCTATAAAGTTCAGTTAAAATTATTTAGACGACTTAGGCAACCCCAACTGGTCTTGGGTCATCTAGTCTGCCAGTACCAAGATTGAGATTTCTATTAATCAACTCATCTCTTCCTGTTGCAAGTCTATTTTGTCTATTTACTTGATTTATAGTGCTGTTGACAACAGTATTAGAAACTTTATTATTGTCATCATTTCGGTTAAAATCCAAACTTAGTGTTCTGCCACAAACATATCTTTCATAATTAAATGTGGCACTCATTTTCAATATATCAGAACCATTATACTGAACTGGTACTGAATTTAAAGAAAGTGGAAATAGTCCGAAAAAATTATACTCAATTTCTACATTATAATCTCTATCAAACTTAATAATTTTAGTCATATCACTCTTATAATCTCTTGGATATCTCATTCTAAAGTAATATCCGTCTCTTGATGGATTTTCATTAGAACCACTAGCAATAAACTCCATCCAGTGCTCTATAAATTTTAAAGTGGTATAATTACTATCAACATAAAACTCTAGACCAATTTCTGTAAAGATTCTACGATGAGCAACTCTTTCGTTTACTCCCGTATAGTTATTGGTAATATCTGCGGTTGCTAGTGTGGTTCCTGGTAGTGATGCCGAAAAACAAAGTAGTCCGGCATCATTAGCAATAAATAATGGGTTAACACCTCTTATTGCAAGATGTGATAAAAGCGGACCGGGCAAACCACCAAATATGACCTGAAAGTGAGAACTCTGAGCCAGATTCGTAAATAGTGGTTTAAAGTCGGATATTCTGCGGATACTAGGCACTCTAAATACCTTTTATGAGTCTTATTAGTATAAGTATTTAGATGTCTTATAAGGGAAATTAATTACTATAAATATAAGGGAGACCTAACATAAAGATAATGTTTGTATATCAAATAGTCAATAAAATTAATAATAAAAAATATATTGGAATAACATCTAGATCATTAGAAAAAAGATTTAAAGAACATAAGAAGCATTTAAATTGTGGAATAGCGGCAGCAATTATAAAATATGGGGAGGATAATTTTTATATTGAAAAATTAGAAGAGTGTAGTAATTGGGAAGATTTATTGGAAAAAGAAAAATTATGGATTAATAAAATTAGTCCTGAATATAACAAAACATTAGGTGGGGAAGGACTATTTGGATTTAATCACTCAGAGGAAACTAAAAGCAAAATAAGTTTAAAAAATAAAGGAAAACCTGCTTCCGATCCTAAAGGTGATAAATTAAAAGAATATCGAGAATTATATGGAAATTTTTGGACTGGAAAAAACCATACAGAAGAATATAAAAAATTAAAGTCTATAGATAGATTAAATTATTATCAAACTGAAAAAGGAAAACAACAAAAGGAGCAAATATCCAAAACACTAAAAGAAAAAAATATAAAACCACCTGAATGGGCTTTGGGCAAAAACAAAAATACCAGGTGGTGGAACAATGGAACAACAAATAAAAGATCTACTGAAAGTCCAGGAGATGATTATGAATTAGGCAGAATTAAGGGTCGGTGGAAGTGGTCTAAATGAAAAATTTTTTACAAGGAAAATATAAACCGAAATTTCCAGAAAAGTATAAAGGAAATCCTTGTGAAATATATTATAGATCTAGTTGGGAATTGAAGTTTCTAAAATATTGTGATACGAATGAAAATATTTTAGAGTATGCTTCCGAAGAACTTGCAATTCCTTATCGTTCTCCCGTAGATGGCAAAGTTCATAGATATTTTCCAGATGCTTATATAAAGGTCAAAGAACCAGATGGTAGTATTAAGAAATATCTGATTGAAATTAAACCCTATAAGCAAACGATGCCACCGGCAAAACCAAAAAGGCAGACCAAAGGATACATCTATGAAGCTTATGAGTATGCCAAAAACCAATCAAAGTGGGAAGCAGCAAGAGAATACTGCAAAGATAGGGGATGGATATTCAAAGTGATCACGGAACACGAATTAGGCATTTCTAAAAAATGAACCGCATCAAACCCCTGCTTAAAAACTTATACGGAACAGAAAATGCGGAGGATTTGATGTTAGAAATACTTGATGTATTAAAACAAACAACTACTTCTCCAGAGGCAGGTAATTTTTATACTTTTGTTTATAGACCGAAGACTCCTCGTGTAAGATATGATGCACATCCTCTGGTTGCCGTTACAAATGTTTATTCTTGGGGATTTAGTGGTATTAACTTTCATTGGGGGGAACAGAGACAATATACCTTTGAAGAAGTGATTGGACCCCTACATATTGTGGATAAAAATGAAGTTGGTGATTTAAGAAGAATACCTTTCGGACAAATCAAGATAAATAACTAAAAAAGATAAATGGTAAACGGATTTAACATATCAAGAAGTTTATCACCAAATGCGGAAAGAATTGCTGGATCTGCTTCTGCCAAACTTTCTTCGTCTGCGGCACCTCTTAGATATCCACAGAAGAGTATTGGTAAAAATGACGATTACCTAGAAATAGGTGTGATTGAGTATGTTGCCAATAAATCAACATTAGGGGAAGATAATCTTAAATTAAGGTCTCAAACAGAAGCAATACAACAATCCAATCAAAAAGCAAAACAAACAATACAACTACCAATACCATCAAATATTGGAGATACAAATCAGGTCAATTGGGGCGGTGAGACTTTAAATGCTCTTGAATCTTTTGGAGTAGCAAATGTAGGAAACATTCTTGCAAGTAGCAATTTAGGAAAAGGTCTTATTGATGCTCTTAAATCTATTGGAGCAACCGCAAATAATGTTGCAATCCAAGGTGGCGGTCAAGATTTAGTCACAAATTATTTTAGTGCCGAGTTAATAAATTCATTAGGTGGAAACACATCTGCGGGAGGACTTCTATCAAGAGCAACGGGTCAAGTCTTAAATCCAAATTTAGAATTACTTTTCAGCGGTGTTAATTTAAGGTCGTTCGCATTTGATTTTGATTTTGCTCCAAGAGATGAAAAAGAATCTAATATTGTTAAAGAAATTATAAGAGTCTTTAAGCAATCTATGTCTCCAAAAAGTGGAGGAACTGATGCTGGTGCCGGTCTATTCATCAAAGCACCGAATGTTTTCCTTCTAAAATATAAAAGTGGAAATCAGGACCATCCTTATCTAAACAAATTTAAACCCTGTGCTCTCACAAGTATGGGTATGAATTATACGGGTTCAGGTTCGTATGCTACTTATGCAGATAAAACTCCGGTTCATATGAAATTATCTCTTAGTTTTACCGAACTCAATCCGATTTATAATGAAGATTATAATAGTAATGTTGGTCGTCAAGCAGTAGGTTACTAATGTCATTTTTTAGAGAACTACCCGACCTAGAGTATCAATCACCTTTTTCTGATAGTAATTCCTCACAGAATTATGTAAGGGCAAAGAATCTATTTCGTCGTGTAAAACTTCGTGATGACTTACAGAATGTTTTCACTCTGTTTAATAAGTATCAGATTCCAGAAGGTGCAAGACCCGATACTGTTGCAGAAGAAGTTTATGGTAAGGCAGATTATGATTGGGTAGTTCTATTAACTGCCGGTATTGTAAATGCAAGAGATGAATGGCCTCTTTCTGATAGAGACTTATACAGATATGCCGAAAATGTTTATGGAAATGACTTAAATGCGGT